ATGGTATAGAGTTGTTGCTGAATTCTGTTGATGAATAACTTGTAGTGCTTTGCTAGATCTTCATGTGTAGCAAAGTTTTGATCCGTTGGAGTTAAAGGGTCAATATTAGACTCACTAGGATCGGGTTGAACAGGTCTGTTGTTAATTTCTTCTTTGAGAACTTCCTGTTTCCCCTTTATCTCCTCAACTAAAGTTTTAAGAGATTTGAAATCACTTCTTACATCATCAATTTGTTCATCATAATATTTTACTTCAGGTAACTCTGAAATCTCTTTTTTCAGGTCATTAAAATATCCAAGAAGCAATTCATCAGTTTTTATGCTTTCTTTGTTTACTTCTTTAAGATCTTTTTTGAGTGTCTGTTTAAGGAGATTATACTCGCCAAGAATTTGCTTCTTTAATTTTCTATCATCATCTTTAAACTCTTTGTGATGACCCCACATACGCATTGAGGTCTCTTTGATTTCTTTCCAAATCTTTTCTTTCTCTGTATCAAACCTAGTATTGATACTCTCTCTTAGATCATTAAATTCAGTTCTAGTTTCAAATTCTTTCTTATCAAAGTGCTCTTCAATTCTATCAAGGTCATATTCGACCTTACCTCTCAGTCCCTCAACAGCATCATGGACTTTGACAAAATCATCATCAATGACACTAAAAGTTTTTCCAATCCAAGAGAAATCGGGAACTTCATTTACTTCGTTGACCCATTTAGGAAATACTGGAATTTGATCCCGAATTTCTTGAACTGATATTCTAAGAGACTGAATGTCTTCTTCATAATACCTGGGTTCAGGGAGTTCATTAATGTTTTGATTTATTGTATTGAGACGTTGCTCTAATGCAATGATCTGCTCATCATAATATTTTATTTCAGGTATATCTGCAGCGTTTGTATCTACTACTTCTTTTAAAGTATCAATCTGCTCGCAGATGGCTTCGATTTCTTCTTCATAATATCTAACTTCAGGTATATTTTCTCTTACCTGATTAATCTGCTCAGTTAAACTTTCTAATTCTTTATCGTAATACTTTATCTCTGGAATGTCTGGGATGTCTCTCCTGACATCGTTAATCAGACGAATAAGTTCTGGAAATGGTGGGATTATATCTTTTACTTCAGCAAACGTATTTCCCTCAGCGTCCTCTATGGTTTGAACTGCTTCTTCTAACTCTTCTTCTTCAATATAGTCCTCAACAGAAGGTAATTCCGTTTCAACTTCTTCTGTTAAGTAATCTTCGACTGATGGTAGATTATTTAGATCTACAATGTAATCATCAATTGAAGGTAAATCCTCTCTTGACATCGTATTAGTAACCTTGGTACTTTGGGATTTCTCTCCCCAGATTATTTATTGTCCTTTTGACTTTCACTCTTTAGAAGTTTTGCAAGATCTGCTGTTGAACCAACAAATAGGGCATTAGTAACATTCGTTGGTCCTTTGGCAGACTCTTCATTTACATCTTTTAGTTCCTTTTGCAATTTCATCAATTTGTCAGTTGCATCAGCAACATTCTTAATTAATTGACCAGCGACCTCATATGCTCTTGGCATTTCACTCTCTTGTGCCAACTCTAAAATACCATTAAGTGCCTCTTGCCCCTTTTCAATGATACTATAAAGATTACCACGAGTATATTCATAATCTTTGTTAATATCATCTACAGAATCTTTTACTTTTTCAATTTTTTCTTTTACAACTTCTGTCTCTACAACATCGTTAGAAATATTGAATTCATCATTTAATTCATCAAATTTTTTTGTCATTTTCATTCCACAGTCCCGTCAAATCCAAAGTCATCTCCCATAGGGATGAGATCATCATCAGCAGCAGTAATCGAATTGATAGCAGCTCCTCTAACATGATCATTAGCAGTGGTTCCCTCGCTTCCTCTTATGACAGTCAATTTATTGCCACTAATTGCTTTCACAAACATTGTCTCATTATCTACACCAATATTAGTTTTAACAGTAACCGCTGATCCACTATCAACTTCAAAGACTGTATCTGTAGAAACAATATCTGCTGTTAAATTGGTAAGAACATCTCCAGTATAATTTTTTATTGCTTTAGGAGTGACAGTATAAGTAATATCTCTTTCTGTATTTGAAGTATCTGTTCCTGTGATATAACTGATTTTTGCACTGCGAACGATTTGTTTCGTAGAATCTGTAACAGGTCCGAATAGATATGTCTTTGCAGTGAATCTCATAGTATAAAGTAAAACTCTACGAGTTCTAAAGTCACCTTCATAATCATCTTGCATTGTTATATTTTCTAATATAATTGGGATATCTCTCTTTTCATTTATTGATCCAACTAAATTAACCGTAAGATTATATGCAGGTTGAAAATATGGCAAAATTTGCTCAACTATCTGCAGAGCATCATCATTTAATTTAGCCATGATGCTCAACTCAAATGCCATATTATATGGCACTGGCATATAATTCTTTTTAGTTAGTTTTTCTGTTACAGGATCTTTAGTTGTAAACTGTTGAGTGGTAGTTACTTTTCTAGATGGATCATAAGTCAATCCAGTAAACTCAAATGACATTCTGGGTAATGACATTGCTGTTGATTTATTTAAATCAGCAACTTGATCAAGTCTTGCTAAAAACTTTTGAGTGGGCCCATATGCCAAAGGAACTTTAACGATGCTTGTCGTATTATCTGATGCGTCTGTATGCTGTATCTCCAATCCATTAAAAAGAGTACCAAAAGAAATAATGGTCTTCCTCAATATTTCGTTATAAAAATACTCAAACATTTTTAGATATCCTGTGTAATATATTTATGGTGTTCCAAATGGATTTGATTCTGTGAAATCTAATATCTCATTTGCTTCTAATTGGAATTGATCATTATCAGAGAATCCATCATCTGCAGGAGCAGTGCCTACATCTAAGATTAGATTAGTTGCTCCAGATGTTGCACCAGTGATTGTTTCACCTTTAAGGAATATTCCATCAACATCATAAATATCCAACTCTCTGGTAGAGGAATCCCATTTTCTAACTCTTGCAGTGGCAGTGGATGTTCCGCCAGTAACAGTTTCGTTGAAACTAAAGTCTCCACTTCCAGATGATCCTGGAGACGCAATACTGATTGTTGGTGCCACAGTATATCCAGCACCAGCATTACTAACATAGATCGCTGAGATAGTCCCTGCTGCGCTTACAACAGCGGTTGCAGCAGCAGACACAGTAGAAATACCTGTAAAGGTAATTGTAGGTGATGTGGTGTATCCTGAACCACCTGAAGTAAGAGTTACAATTCCAATTGGACCATCAGTGCTAAGGAATGAAGTTGCTGCAGCACCAGATCCTGTTCCATCAGCATTGTTTGTAAAGAACTGAATTTTAGGAGCAACTGTGTAACCAGATCCAGGATTAATTAGTTGTACACTTTGAACAACAAGTTGATTACCCTCTGGACTTGCTGCTCCACTACATACAACCACTCCACCCTTAGTTAATGCAGTTGCAACACCAGTAACTCCTCCACTTGGAGCTGAAGAAATTGCAACTCTTGGAGGAACAATATAGTTTGAACCCCTGTTAGTAAGAACAATATTTCTAATTGCTCCAGTAACAATACCGGTGACAGCAGTTGCCTGAGATGCAGTTCCAACAAGAGTTAGTTTTTGAATGCCGATACCAGCATAAATTGTATCTCCATCTGCACCCTCAATTCCTTCCAGGGTATCATCAATTTCATCAACTCCAGTATCAATAATTTCGTCTTCAATACGGAAGAGTTCGCATCTTAATTCATATACGTAATTTTTCTGCAGTTGATAAAATGGTTTTTCATGCTCGACATATTTAATTTCAAATATGCGATCACCCAGAGGAAAATAAATTAAATCTCCTTCTTTTGGTCTATTTGAAATTTTAACATTTGACTCATTTTTCAACAAAGGTGAGATATAACTCTCAAATCTCTCCTTTGAAATTATTAAAGTTATTTCATTAGTTTGTTGTATTCCAAACTTTGAAAGTAGTGTAGGATTATCACCATATCCATCAAAATTTTCAACATAAGCCTCTATTGGATATGCATCATCAAATTTTGATTCTATTACCTCTCTAAGAATTGTATTTGTTGTCACATATTTTCTAGGCATGAAGTGAACTTCCACTCCATACATTCTTAACTGCTCATTAATTAAATCCTGAACAAGATTTTGTTCCCCAGAGGAACCCTGTAAAAAGAAGGGATTAAGTGCCATTATCCAATAAAGTCGAGAGGTGGTAATTCATATGTGTTAGACATTTGTTCTTGTATTTTGTCTAACTCTTGCTGAGCATCATCATATAGTTGACGACCATTTAACTCAACCCCACCTGGCAATTTAACTCCCTGGAATTTTATAAGATTCATTCCCCATTGACGCTTCATTAATGCAGTGAGGTATTTTTTTACAAAAAAGTCATTATATACTCTGGAGAAATCATTTGGGTCTAAAAGTCTATAACAATCAATAACTAAGTAATCACCTACAATAACACTTTCATAATCAATATCTAAGTATAAACGATCTTGTCTTTGATTAAATCTAATTTGCTTTTCAGTTGTAAGAGAGAAATCTAAATCTTCCAGATATCTTTTAGTCATGGCATATGTCAAAATTTCGGTTGAACCGAAATAATACATATCATTCAAGAATAATTGATACTTAACACTGAACATATTACTAGTTGCAGTGTTAGCACCATCAAACCTAAAAATTTTGTTTATCCCAATAACTGCGGGAGGAATCTGAATATAATTACTATTTTCTTCATAAGAAAAAGTAGTAGCACTTCCTACTATATTGGCGGAGGCAGTTGTTGTGACAATGCCGATAGGATTGGTAGCTGCTTTACCTCTTCCCCTATCGATATCTTCTTGTGTAATTTTATATTTTAAATATGTTTGAACGACCCCATCATAATGTCTCTCATGAAAATATTGCAAGGCATCATCAACCAGATCCTCTACCTGTTCATCAGCAATATTAATTTCTAAAACAGGAGCGCCTAATTGCCTCTTACAATAAGTAATAAGTTCTGATCGGCTAGATGGTTGTGCCATTTATTATATAATACCTTTTTAGTATTTATAGAGAACTTATGGATGAAACACCCGAACGGACAATAATATTACCATTGACTAAGGTATATATGGTGCTACCAGAACCCACTATAAAATCATAAACATATCGACCCTCAGTTAAAGACTTAGTTGTTGTGCCCCCGAGAGAGATACGAACTTTTCCGGCAGCTGCACTAGTGAATCCAACAACAAAAGTTGCTGTAGGAAAAGCAGTTGACCCGATAGCAGTGCTCTTAGTCATTTGAGATGACCCAGAGTAACCTGTAAAATCAAACGCTGTATTTGAAGTTGTAACTACTTCAAAATCACCATGAAAATTTGATCCACCAAGGATCGTAAAATTTGCAGCGGGAGACGAATCTGCGTTTGGATCAAATGTTATCTTTTTGGTTGCCATCGACTAGTCCTATTAGTGACATTGTTTCTTGCTGTTTATAATAAAGTTTGCAAAAAGATTTTGCAATATTGCGAAGTTCCTCACAATCTTCACAACTATCTATC